TACAGCGATAATCGTATCACTTCCATCTAAGAACGTGTATTGTGTTCCAAATACTTGGAAGATAAGACCTACTAAGTTTTCACCAACTGCTCTTGCTTGAAGGGCATTATAATTAGTTTGTAAAAGACCGAAGTTAGCAACTTGAGATAATCTTTTTCTAGAACTGTCTGTAATTTTCAGCTGGAAGTTACCACTTGAAAGTGCTGCGGCTGATGGGTCACTTATTGATGGTGAGTTTTGTGTTGGAACACTGAATACAGGAACAACACTAGATGGAGAAGCGTTTGTAAAGTCAAATCCATCCGCATTTAAGAAGTATTGACTTGTTCCCAATTCAACTAAAGTCTGAATTTTAGATGAAAAGTTTGTGCCGAAGTCGTTTACACCTTCGGGTCTTCCAAGATCAAGTGCTACTCCATCTCTTCTAAATTCTACAATATCAGACAGATAATCTCCACCTTCAAGCAGGTTGATGTTTAACTCATCGTATTCACTGTTTAACGTATCAACCATTGGAATAAATTCATCTGCTGGGCCTAAGATTAAGTTAGCAGCTTTATTGATATTAGAAGACGCAAAGGCTAATACACCAGAACCAGTATTTCTAATAATATTTCCAACCAAAGATGTATTTGAGTTTGTAGTAAGATCATTAGCATTGGAGAAGTTTTCAATAAGTGATGACTGCATTCTTAACTGTTTTGCTTCTGGTGCGTATAGACCAGTTGCAAATGTACTCGTTGAAATTTTGTTACCACCATCTCTAACAATTACATTATTAATTGATAAAGATTCTGTCATTTCTGCAAAAATACCACTTTGTACGCTATTTCTTATAGTGGTATCATTAATAAAGACATTATTAGCTCTTTCCGTGGTAACTAAGTTATTACCTTTTCCTGTAGTACTATTTTTTTCCGTAATATTTGATTCAATTGAGCCGTCGATAGTAATGCTTGAAAGTTGAACGTTTTCTTTTCCGTCCATATCAATAATAACTTTAGAGTAAGCTTCTTCACCTCTAATAATTTTATTAAACACACCACTAGAAGTTCCTTCTCTTCCCAATGAACCAAATCGGTTTATATTACCAGCTGTATTAATAGACCCGGCAACAGTTTCACTAAAATATGATACTTCAGTTTTTGGAGAATCGGTGTAACTTGTGTATTTACGACCACCGCGGAAGTTGCTAGTGTTAGTAAAGTTCCAAGGTAAACTTTTTAAGAAAGTATTTGTTCTAGAATTACCTTCTAATTTAAAGTTGCTTGGTAGAGTAATTAATTTAGTATAATACGTACCACCGCTTAACTCAACTTTATTTAAACCAGAAGCAATTGAGTCCTGAATAAGTTTTTGGAATCCACCAATAATGTTTTGGCCAGAACTATCTAATACACGAGCATTATCGATAAAGAACTCAATTTCATTATTTTTCTGTGCCTGTTCTGTTCCGGCTTCGCTACTATCCTGCTGTTGGCCGACTTTACTTGGAGAATCAAAACCAGTTATGTCAATGTTTGGTGAATCATCGTATCTTGTTTCTTGAATATTAAAATAAGATGGACTATTTGCTGCTGTAGTTGAAGATGTTCTTATCACTCCCTCAGCCGCAACTGTGGTTTCAAGAAACCCTTTACTATATTTGTTACTATTACCAACTGGCGGGATACCAATCGTATCGGTTCTAGATATTGCAACTGTTTCTTCTCTTTCTGCTGCAGTTAAAGGAATATACGTTGGATTAAAACGTTGATTATATTTACCGTTCGTGCCACTATAGGAACCATATTCGGTTTTATTATAGAGACCATAATCTTCAAGGGTTATATTAGTAGTTGAACCACCTAGTTCATCATCACCATAGATATCTATTAGATCAAAATTCCCAGAACCGTTCAATTGTCTATACAGTAGAATTAAGTTATTATCATTATCTCTACTCACACCAGTAAGTCTATTGTAGTTCTGATTATTCATTAAGTTTGGCGCTACTTGACTCTGAACCTGATGGTCATCTGTGTTGGCAGTTGTTAAGTTACTAATTTTACCAGTTCTAGAATCCATGTGTGCAATTCTATATGTATATGTGGTTGTTCCGGTAGTACTTGTTTGCTTAACTCTTTCTACAGAAAATGTATCACTTGGGGCTGCCATAGTAACTGCACCTATAGAATTTACGTAGCCTGTTTCATTTCTTTGCTGTAATCCAAAGATTTTTAAGTTTTGATTTGCAGCAATATAGTCTTTTGGTTCAAGTACTTTTAGAATCCCTCCGGCTGCAGCAACACCATCAACGGTATCCCCTACTCTAAAGTTATCTTTTGATGTTATTTCCGAAACAAGAATGTAATTAAACTCGGTATTCTTTCGTCTAACATAAAACTGTTTACCATTAGAGGCACTACGTAAGGTTGAACTTACAGTAAATGGTGCTACATCTGCAAAGTAGAGAGCAGTTGTTGGTTCGATATAGCTATGTCTCGTATTATAATATCCTAAGAAACTATGAGGGAATGAAGTAATATAGTACTTTCTAAATAAAGTAGCATCATTTATAGAACCAGTTAAGATTAAATCATTACACTCAATATCTTTAGTTCCTGCATTAAGGAAAGTATTAGTTCCTGTTGGTAAACTACCTTCCAATGATATCAAACCTGACGTATCTATGTCAAGATTATCCGCAGTAACTTTTCCGAAAACTTTTTGATTACCTGTGATAGGCATCGACCCGTCGCGAGCTAACTTAGTATTTTCAAGTGATAAAAAGTTATTATCTAGTTCGTTATTAGTTAAAGGTAACTGGTCTGTAATTACATTTGAGAACCAACCCACCTCTACTACTGTTCCCGTCCCTTGGTCATCAGCAGATACCGAAGCTGTTCTATCTTCAAAACTAACTTGGGGCGAGTCAAGATATGGTGAATCGAGTCGATCTGTCTCACTATTAGCTCTCGTATCTTCAAAGAATATTTCTTGAGTAACAGGATTATAGATTGTCCATCTTCCTGTCCCGCGGTTTGTTCTTTTTTCAATAACAATATCTTGTGAAGTGTGATCCCATAGACTAGACGATACAAAATCATAAACACCATTTACCTGAGCAAGATCGCCCGTTAGTCCGAAAATTTTATAATTGGCTTCTGGACTGTCATGGAATCGTGTTCCCCCTGCCCCAACACGTGGACTATCGAACCGAGGAATTTGTGGTGAATCACCGCCTGATCCAGAAGCATTTGCGGAAAAGGTTACTCCCACTGCAGCTTTTTGTTTTCCTGCTTCAGTTGCCGCTGATGGTTTATACAAATCACCAAACTTCTGCCACTCAGTATTACCAACTGTTACAATTCTGTATTTTCTGTTTCTTTGTATATTACTCGTATTGAATGCACCTGTTCGATAAGGTGAATCAAGTCCAGCAGTTGTTAAAGCAGGCGAGTTATGTTGAAAGAATCCATTGCCCGGAGAATCATCAGACTTCGATAGCTGATTTCCATTAACAATAAGTGCTCTAGACGAAGAAGTTTTTGTGGTTCCTACAATTTCAAGGGCAAGGAGTGGGTGAACAATTTGATTAGGCGAATCGTCATTTCTTTGAGGAATCATGTAATAGCCAGGTTCAACACTATCGTGATTCGTATCGTTTGGATCAATTGATATAGTAGTTCGATTTGTTAATGCGTTGTAGTCAACACCGATGATTTTTAAATCTACTACACGATATCTATCCGCGTCACTTGGTCTGTTTCTAATATGAATTGCCATTTCTTAAACCCCTATCTGTAACTTCCAAGCTACAGTCAATCTATCTGTCGAAAATTTTAAAAATCCTTCTTCATTTATTAATTTTGTTCGAGCAACTAACTTACGATTTGGATTAGAATCAAGTGGACTATCATAAGCACTTGCATAAAGTAAACATTCTTTAATTGGAACAACTGTAGAATCTTCTATAAGAGTATCGGCCGCACTAGCGTCAAAGTCTGCTTGTACATAAAATGCATTGTTTGGTGTTACACCATCAACTTTACCATTATCCCATCTTTTTGAAATCTTTGTTCCTTTATTAAATTGACTTGCATAAGTATCAGTTGCTTTTTGAGGTGAGTCGTGTGTTCCGATTACAATTTCAGAAATATCGTAAGCATAATTATTATTTTTTCTACCAGCAAAATAAACCAAGTCGGTTGTATCTGTTCCCACATTAAAAGCATTTTTATAAGCAAGACTACCGGCATCGAAGAGTTTTGCAGCAATCAACTGTAACCCTTCGTTGACAACAAGGTTCCGAACCACCTCTTTTCTCACTTCTCCATCTTTAGAAGTGGCGGTAAGTGTTACTTCACCTTTAATCTTTAAGTTTTCTGAAAACGACATCTAATTTTTCTTCCAAGTATTCTACTCTTTGTTCAAGCTCTTGCATCTTTTTAGTCTGCTCTTTGGTTGCTTTCTTCTTTTGTTTATATAACACATAAGAGTCAACATCGTTATTTATCAAAGCTCCAGAGCTATCTCTTCGCCATTCGTTTGTATTGTTCATATTATGTAGTGGCTATTGCCCTCAAGTCTTTTGCCTTAACAATTTTTGCTTCATCTGTTCCATACCAACTAATCTTCACCGCATATTCAGTAAACTCGGATGGTGAGTTTGTAAACCTATACTCATGTTCTGTAAAACTTACATCATTGTTGTTAATGGTTAAAACTGGCGAGTTAGTCGTACCTGTCAATGACAAGTCAGATGTAGTTGCACCGTTCACTCTTTGCAATGACATTTTCTCCCAAGGTCTTTCATTAAACGGAGTGTCAGAAGAACTATTTGCTAATAAAGTCTTAGCATAAACAAAGATGTTAGCATCTGTAGAAACTCTATTCGTTGAAAGGAAAAGTCTTATATCTTCAGCAGGATATGATAAAGTAACCTTCTTAGAAATATATCCTTGAATATCGTTATTTGCTGTTGAGGATGTTTCTAAGTGGTTTCTGATACCGATAAAAGATAATCTTTCAAGATCGATTACTGGTGTAATATCAGCATAACCATCACCTCTATCTGGTGCAGTCATTGTTGCTGTTACGATAACATTATCCACATCTTCGGCAACTGTATCGACTACCTTTTTCAAGTCATAGGTTGTTCTACCTTTAACAGAAGTCGGAATACCATACTCAGTTTTAGACAACGTGCTAGCCCCAGCATCAGCGTCTTTTTGGAAGTCAATGTTATAAGAAAGAGTTGTTCTTGGTAATATTAAAGTCTCATCAGCAATATTAAATGTAGAGAATTTTCTATTATTTTCTCCATCACCAATAGTTACTCCAATGTCCTGTGTATTATTACCATAGACACCACTTGCTTTTGTGTGGAAAGTGAATGTACCTGATGTTTGGAAGACTGCTTTGTTCATTCTGAACATTAAGTCTTTCATCTGGTCTGGTGTCCATGTTCGACCATTCTGTGATTTAAGAAGTACCCCGAGCTCTGGATTTGTTGTTAAAGGAATACCGGCATTTGTTAAGTTTGCGCCACCAAGTTCTGAAATCCAAACTCGATAATCTGGCGACTTAGAAAATACAACAAGTGCATATTCTTTTTTAGCCTCAAGATAAACTGGATGTTCAAACCTAAAGTTAGTTGACGCATCCAAAATGTTTTGACCATTTGTTTCGTTTCTTCCGTTTGTCGGTACACTAATTTGTTGATAAGGAAGTGTTACATGAGAACCTGGCACAACAGTTGTAGTCGGAAGACCGTTTTCAGTTGTTACAATATAAACCTGTGCATCTGCAATGTAATCTGGTTTTTCTGCAAAGAATACATCCACATCAGTTACAAATAATCCGTCTGGATAATCATCTTCATCAATAGAGAATGTTTGTGCAACAGGATCGTATGTCCATCTAACTTCTCTACTTCTATCTGTTACAACTGTTCTTTCTTCTCTTAGCTGAGTTGTTTGTAGCTCAGGTACTCTTGTTGACTGAACAACCTCGGATACATCTTGAACAATACCTCTAGCAGAGTATGTAGCTTCTGCAAAACAATCTGCCTCATCGTCGTTATTTAACGGAGAAGATGTTACTTTAACTTGTTTTAGTCCAGTTCTAAACTGTAGTGTATCGTTGTTCGGAATACGTAACGTTCCAAAGAACTCGCCAGTTTCTGGAGTAGTAAACATTGGAACTTCATAGTGGTTTACTTCCGTAGTAGTAAATTGTGTGTTGGTTCTAGAATCTGGTAAGTCGTTAATAGAATCCGTATTGCCACCGTCTTGACCGTATACATTAACTGCTTCATGAGCACCATACTCGATAAAGTCTGAAGTTGGCGCACAGTATCTAGAAACATCTACACCGTCAAAGAAAACATATATTCTTGTATTTGGTTTTAGTCCCGAAGCGTAGAAACTAATATCACGAGAACGAATAAATGGTACAATGTTAATATTAATGACTCTATCACCAGTCGATTCCTCTAGCTCGTTAAATGAAATGTCTCTAGAAATACCGTCACGTACTTGATCTGCAACGGTAATATCCGTAATTTGATCTACTGCTAAAAGACCACCACCACGGGCTCTTGTACCTCTTGAAACAGCAACTCTCTCAAATTCTCTACTCTGCCAAGTTGTCTGCCAGCTATTCCACTCTGTACCTGTCAATCCGTTTAACACGGCTGTATTATTTTCTAAGAACTGAATAACAGAAGAAGCTGCATCGTTATTAACTGTAATTGCAGGTCTTCGATTTGTTGAAACCCATTCATCGGATTGTGGTGAAAGCTTTAACTTACCTTGATATGTTGGATTCTCAAATGGCTGTACTGAAATGGTTCTTGTACAATTTGTCTGTTCAAATAATCTTTCAGTACCAAATCCAGATTGAGATAGCTGATTTGTAGGATCAGTAATTAATCGTTCACCTTTCCAAAGAGATACTTGCTCTAAATTGTTAAATCCTGAACGAACTTGATTATTTCTAGTTGCCGCAGTTGATGATAAAGTGAATACACTATTTGAATCATCACTTCTTTTTACAATATCATTAAAGAGTGAAACTACAGTCGCATTAGATTGTACAACAGCACCAGTAGTTGACCAGCTGTCTACTTCCGTTGGGAAGCTGGCGTCATTTCCGGCCGATCCAGTATTAGTAGAAAAATATACTGTTACATAGTTACCATCAGCATTTCTGTCTTGAATTTCCCACCTAGCAACAGACTGACCTGAACTGATAATACGAATGATTCTTCTATCTGCAGTTCCTAAATTTGTAACTGTTCCACTAAAATCATTTCCTGTTCCAATATTAGAAAGACGATATTCTGGATAACCGTCAGTATTGGGATTCCACAAAACATAAACCCCATTTGTGTCGGAATCAAATAGTTTTGCAATAACTGTTTGTGGTCGGCCTGAGGTCGGATCAGATTTACCTTTGGTATCATTAAACGTAAAGTTGTTGTCCTCTGCAGCATTGTAGTAATCTGACGCAATTGATGTCAAATCAGCTGTATTTGTTTCTGCAGGAAATTGGTAGAATAGTCTATAGTTATGTTGAATACCGTATGGCCGAAGAATACCGTTTTCTTTGTCCATTGCTGCAAGATATTGTGGATCACTAAAGTTAGCAAAACTATCTCTTCTAAAGGTATCAACTAACATACCATTCTTGAATCTTTCTGTTCCGTCAGAGTTAAAGATGGTTTTGTTTAGTGTGCTACTTTCTAGAATCGAAAGTGCTGTATAATACTCAACGCTTTCAACTCTCTTTTTAATATTACCAATTTCTCTCATTGTAAAACGAGAGTTGTCAATGTAAGTCGGAACAATATTTTTTACTTCGCCAGTATAGGCAGGAACGAAGTAAGTATAAAGACTCATTGAACCTGTCGGTTGCTCTGGTATCTCTGGATCAATTGCCGGTACACCTGTAACTATATTCAAATTACCACTTGCATCAAGTACGATTCTATCTTGTCTTGCTAAGAAGTATGAGAAAGTAGCTAATCCCTGTTTATTAGGAACAACTTGTTTCTGATTAGTTGTAGTATCACCAATCTTTGTTCTAAAGTCAATAAAGTCAGCAAGGGACTGTCCCTTATATTTTGGAATATCATCATACTCAGTGGTTTGAGTGTCTGACAAACTATAATTACCATAAGAGTTTACAGTGAAGAAATCTCCAGAACTACCATGCTCATAATATTCATATACAATGTGAGGTGAGTTACCGTCAGAGCCACTTGAAAATACCTGTGACTCTCTTAATTTAATCTTAACTTTACCGTAGTAGTCTGGATTGTCTAATCCGTCACTAAGAATATCGAACGAGTCTTGATCTGTTTCTGATAAGATTCTAATTGAAGATGGAATAACATCTTGGTGCTCAAGAGTGAAGATTGTGCCCGAGTCATAAGTATTTGCAGCTACATTTGTTACTGCTCGATTTGCAACACCAAATGAGGTGGTAGTCACTTTAGTTTTTGTTCTTTCACTACCAGCTGCGGCAGTTTTTTGAATAGGTGCAATTACGGTATATCGTCTACTTAAGCTAGGATTAAATCCTAACGGAGAATCATCTCCAGCAATATCGTGAAATACTACTTCTCCACTATTGGCTGAGCTGATAGTATAGTTTTCGGGACTTATAATTCTTTCAGTTGCATCAGATGCATCCGATGTATGTTCAATGATAACATAATCAAATTTGTCAGATGTCGTGACTGATGTAAACGTTTCTCCAGTGCCAGCTGTAATTGTAATTTTGTCAACGCCAGTTCCCAATCCCGCGTCACTTGCAGTAAGTCCTGTAAACTTTTTATAAATGTTATATGTAACAGAATCTACTCGTCTAACAGAGTCGAACGGTAATTTATATAAGTTCTCACTTCTATTTGCTTGGAATCTTCTTACTGATGTTGAATCTTGAGTTCTACCACTAAATCCAGCAAAAGTACTAATGGTATTTAAGCCAGGAACTGCAGCTTTAAAGTTATCTACTGATACATCGTTAAAGAGGTATGCTCTATATTTTAAAAGTGGAGTAGCCCCATCGGTGTCACTTACATAAGACAAAGACTTAATAACAGATTTAGAAGGTGATTCATTATTACCCATAGTAATGAAGTCAGTATCAATCGTGCTAGAAGGTGATGAATTGGCATCCCCTCCTAATGCGTTGTGTGGTGAGTCTTTTATATCAATGTCAACATAGTTACCAACCCCAAACGTAAATCCTGCACTAGTTATCGAATCAAATGCTCTTGAGCGATCAACAGAAAGAGTAGTCTTTTGTGGAAAGTCGTATCTAAATCCATTTACGTAAGCAGTTGAACCATTTATTTCTACAATAAACTTCGACCGTGCATCATTATCTGATGCAACTCCAAATGGTCGTTCAGCAGATATAGTTCCAGAAGTGTATCTACCTTCATTTTGATTTTCGTTTAAGAAGTTTCTAATACCTAATTTAAAAGGTTTAAGAACATAGTTGCCAGACTCTTCAAATGTTCTTTGTGCTAATCTAGACTCTAGTGCACTTCTTTGTGTGTTCTCTGTGACAACCACACCACTTTCATTAATAGTAAAAAGTCTTGAAACGTCAAACGTCTGTTCTTGTCCTTGAACAAAAATACCTGCAGTCTGATTTGGGATATTTCTGATTTCATTGGGGTCTGTTGGATCGTCTACTTCTTCAAAGATAAGAGACAATACAATCTGATACCGATCGGCGCCAGGTGCAGCAAAGTTATAACTTCCAGAAGAGTTATCTAAGAGTGTGCTGTCCTGTGTTGAAGATACGATGTTTTCATCAATACGAAGAGAAATATCACCTCTTGGAATATCTGTTCTTGATCTCTTTAACCAAAACTTAGTTAGCTTTGGAGTATGAACAAAACATCCTTTAATAAAGTAAATACCTTCTTCAACATTTGCCCCGAACGCATAACCTAAAGATGAGACTGTGCCTAGTCCAACCGTGTCGGCAATTGTAGTACCTTCTGCCGTGGTAATCCTAGTATCTTTATAGTAAAAAACTGGTGTAGAAGTAGGAATCAATTCGGAGATAGGTTGTGACGGGCTATCCAGACCTGCTTCAACTAAAGTACAATAAATTCTAACAGAAGAGGATGAAACCTTTTCAGCAAAAATAACTCTTACATAAAGATTTGCTTGATTACCTGTAGGTCTTATTTCAATGGACTTTTGAAGTAAAGCACTTGCTACTAGTTGATCTGCAGTAAGACTAGTTGGAGGTGTAACCTCTAGATATAAAACTTCGTCTTTATAAGAAGCTTCACCATCAAGTGCCGCTTGACCATCGCGGTAAAAGGTTGAACCAAACCGATCAATCTGTGCTTGTAGGATAGACTGCATCTGGTTAAGTTCACGAGTCTGAACTGCAAAACCAGGCTGGAAAAGAATTCTTAAATAGTTTTTATCACTAACATCTCGACCATTAGCATCCTTAGTATTAAAATCATCGAAATACGGTGCTATATTGTAACTTGTAATTGCCATTTTTTATCCTAGAAAGTTATGATAAAGTTTACTGTTTCTGATTGATCTTCATCTCTCGATATTGGTTCACTGTTATTTATAAACAAAATGTCGCCTGTGAATACATCAACCTCTGGATTCGTTACCGAACTTATTCGGTGATTACCCGAAAGACCAGTCGCTAGAATGTTTTCACTCACTCGGAAATCTGAAACACCTGTTTTATTATATCTAATAACTTTGTTTCCACCAGATGTAAATACATCTACTACTCTACCTGTTGCTCCACTCTGATTTCCAATAATAAGTGTATCTGCTACAACATTATCCGCGACTGATGTATCAATTTCGTTTACTGTTAATGAATATTTAGCATTTGCAGTTTCGTCATTAATAAATGGTGCCGGACTATCTTCAACGGTAGATATCCCACGCGGGCCTTGAATAAGTCCAACTTGTCTAAAGTCGTTTGTTCTTGAAAAGTCAAGAGTTTGTAATCCTGCAGCAAGCTCTGCCGTGTTCGGTGTTGCAGTTACACGATTGTTAATAAAGATTGCGTTAGCATTAAGTTCTTTTTTAGCATCTGAGCCATGTCCGTTAATCGGAGATATTTGTGCTACTCCTTTAAAATCTGTTCCCGAAGAGTGTGCATGAACTGGAATAACAGTTGCTGAACGGTGATTCTTACCAGCATTTGTAATTTTTATAGAAGAAATAACTCCGTCTGTGACAGTGCCGTACGCAATAGTGGATGACTGAACAATCTTAACTTCGCTGTTAGCTGTATATCCACTCCCTCCATCAATTACAATGACATCGCGAGGTGAGTCAATAGTTCCTTGAGCATTAATTTTAGCAAGACCATAAGCTTCTTTTCTATTTGGATCAATCAATGCACTAATTTCAGAATCACTTAATCCAAAGTCTTCAAATCTTACTGGCACCCAATTACCATAGGTTGCATTTCGCGAATAACCCCCACCCTGTACTAAGTTTTCTTGTTCTGTTGAAAAGGTGTCAATAGCATTATTAGTCGTTACAGACAGAATTTTAATTCTTGACGTATCAATTTCTAAACCATCACCTTTCACATAGATTCCAATAGGTGTGTTATTATCAACTAAAGGAATTGTGTTATACGGTGTGTAACCAGTACCGCCTGTTGTTATGTCAATTCTATCAATTGTTCCAGCATCTCCCTTGTAAGTTGTATCCTCTACAATCGGAAGAAAGTTATCGTCGGGTGCTTGGTTAGTCTGAAACTTAGAAAGCTCAGCCGCAGGTATAGTGAACATATACTTCCACTTGTAACCATCATCAAGAGTTACTGGTGCTGTTTGAGGATTAAAATATGGTCTCTCTGTACTTCCGCTTCCGTTATTATTATCAAGACACTTATATACTGCACCATAATTAGCAAGAATATTACTATCTTGAAAAGAATATATTTCTCTATTAGCTGCTAGTGAATGGTCTTTATTTACATCATACTGATCGAAAACCTTCCCACTTGACCACGTGTGTTGAACAAATGCAACCCGCGTATCTTGTTTTAGAACTTTTTTAAGTGCTAACATATTCTGCCTAATGCTTATGTCATCCGAAAATGAATTAGACGGTTGAGTCGGAGAATCAGTTGGCGCATTAGGTGAATCCCATCTAGTTGACTTACCATAAAAAATATACAACGGTATAGAATCTAAGTCAGTTTCAAAGGAATTTAGGAACTTAGTCTTTACAGCCTGTGTAAGAAAGTCGAATGATTCACCTGTAACTAGTGAAGCATCTTGAGTTGAGTTTGTGTTTAAAATGGCCATGTTCTATTTATCCTTTTTATAAAAACTTTTGCACATCCGTAAACCCACCACTACTACTAT